TTCAAATGATTCATTGATATTAAAGTTCACAAAGAAATCCATTGCAGTCAGATACTTATTAATCAGTTTATTCATGATTGGTAAATACTGTCTGATGATTTTGGTTTTAATTCCGGTATCTTTTAACAAAGATGAGGCAAATTCGTAATACTGTTTATCAACAGATAAATGTTCCTGTTCTTTAATCAAAGCACCAAGTTCTTCACGCAATTCTTTCAACTTGGCATTTTCATCTTCAAGATTATCTTTACGTTCAGATAAAGTAATAATCTCTTTCTGTAACTTACCAATATATGTATTTACCGCAGTAATAGTTGAATTATGCTTAACAATTTCATTATTATGATCTTGTATATGTTTGACTATTTTTTGTATCTGTTGTGTTCTTTCGTTTGATTCTTGGATTTGTTTTTCAATATCTTTAATTGCAACTCCAACTTCTCCTTTTGTCTTATTAATTCCACTAAGCTGTTCATGTCTGAAGGCGTCAAGGATACCTTGTTTGCAGGTTGGGCAGTTGTCGTTTTCTTCATAGAACTTTTCTTCTTTTTCAACCTTCTTTAATTTTGATTCAAGCTTAGATTCTAATTGTAGTAATTTTGTAGTTTTTTTCTCTACAGATAACCTATCAGAAATTTTACTATCAAGAACTTCTATATGTTTTTGGATCAAAACAATATCATCAATAAGTTTTTTTATCTGAGTATTACTATCTGTAATTTCAGAATTCTTCTTTTTAATTTCAGTATCATTATGTTTCTTATTTTCTTCAATAGATTCTTTCTGCATCTTAATTTTTTCAGCAGTTAAATCCATTGCATACTTGTTCTTTTGTGTCTGGTCTTTAATAGCAGAAAACTTTTCTTTCACCAAGCTATTCATAGACGAAAAGATTTGTATGTCTAGTAAATCCTCAATGATGTTTCTACGATCAGACGGAGACAACTGCATGAACGGAACAAATGATGCCGAACCAAGAATAACAACTTGAGTAAAAGACTTGAAATTTAGTTTGAGAATAAACTTTTCTAGATGCTCTTGGTAATCCATCACTTTTGCATCTTGATTAATCATAATACCATTACAGTAAATCTCAAACACGTTTGGTTTAATACCACGAATTACTTTGTATTGTTTCTGACCAATAGAGAACTCAATCTCAACTATAGCAGCCTGTTGATTAATACTGTTCAATAATTGCGGTTTGTTTATCTTACGAAATGGTTTACCAAACAGACCGAAACACAATGCATCCAAAATAGTAGACTTGCCGGCACCATTATGTCCAACAATCAATGTGTTTGGTGATTTTGTAAAACTAATTTCAGTAAATGATGCACCCGTACTTAAAAAATTACGCCACCTTACTTTCTCAAATTTTATCATGCCTGTTCTGTATTCAATGATTCAACGTATAATTCACGCATTATAGTTTTCAGTTTATTGTTGTCAAGGTTTTCTTCTTTGATACCATCAATATACTTCGAAATGATTGTCATAGTATCTTCTGCTTGATCTATCATATCATCTTCCACACCTTCTGTCAAGTCAGTAAAGTCTTCCGCAATGGTAATATCAATTGGGTTAACATTATAAAGATTGTTCATAAACTTATCAAATAGATAAGGATTTGTTTTGTTAACAACGACAACTTTGACGTAGCAGTTTTTATATTGTGATAGTTCTTTATTATTAATTTCCGTTATTGATTCTTCCTTATCATCATAAACAATACGATGAAACATTACATTAGGATTTGCAACAAACTCCAAGTTACGACTGTCCAAGTCGAAGATGTGAAAACCCCGACTGTCGTTATAATCCTGCCATGTTATTTCGTAAGGGTTTCCAAGATAGTGTATATTATCATCACTTGAGCGATGGTGAAAATGACCACTAAAAACTATGTCGAATCGTTTAAAAATTCCACGATCTAGTCCTTCTTCCGATTTCATTCCACGATGCATAGTAAAACCAGCAATTTCTAAGTGACCCATACACAATGTAGCACTGGTGTTTTTTAACTCAGACATTGACTGTTCGTAATTTTCAGTACATATCCATGGTATCATGCATACATCATGGGTTACATCTTCATAGTTTAAATGAATAGTCTGTGGTGAATCAATGATTGTAATGTTATTATACTCACGCAATAATAAGTCAACCGAGTTAACGTCATTGGTATTTTTAAAATATGTGTCGTGATTACCAGCCAACATATGAACTTCAATATTGAGTTCGGCTAGTTTATCAAAGAACATTTCTTTGGCACGTTTTAATGTATAGAAGTTAACGTATTTCCTGCGGTCAAAAGTATCACCCAAAATAAGTAGGGTAGTAATGCCATGAGACTCAATATTAGGAAAAAATGTTTCTTTATAAAACTTCTCATAAAAATCCAAAAAATGTTGTGAATCATTTCTAGCACCAAAATGTTGATCCGTTATTATTGCTACTTTCATCAGTTGCGATCCAGTTTCTTATTTTCTTTTGGATAATATTTGATTTCTAAGACAAGACCATCAACCTGAAATTTGTTTGCAAAATACATTGCAGACCTATAAGAATCGAATTCTTCAAACGCAAGAATTTGAGATACAGATGGTTCTGGTAAGTAAGTCACTTTATACATAATATACTCCTAAAGATGATAGTGTATCATTCTTCCACAAAAGATTCAAGCCCTTTTGGTTTCTTTACCACTTTTTTGTTTTTCTTTGCCTCTTCATAGGTTTCAATGAATTCGGCAATATTGTCATAGAGTTCAAAGTGTCTCATGCCACCATCTTCCATTTCCAACATCTCAAACTCATCTAAAATACCCATTTGCTCTGTGGCTTTGTATTTCACATAGGTCTGTTTCTTTTCTTTCTGTATACGTCTGAGGAAAGCATAGTAAATGATTTGGGTAAAATAAGCAAATGGATTACTAGATTTGGATGGATCAAAGTTGTCAAAGTACATCAAACAGTTTTCAATACCATCCGAAATCATTTCGTCACGGTAAGAATAGTTAATGAAGTTTGGTTTATGTGATAACCCTTCGGCAATCTTCATAAAACATTCTCCTATGTAATTCGGTATAGGAGGAGAAGGAAGTTTACTTTCTTTAGCCTGTTCACTCAACTCTTTGTAATGTGTCAAGGCAGCCATAAAGTCTGCATTATTAACATACTGTTTTGGTTTCTTTTTGACCGGTAATATTTCAACAGGTTCTTCTGTTACAATTGTACTTTCATTATTTTCCATAATATCTTTGTGGTATACCTTTATTTAAAATTTGACTTAACGCTTGACAAAGAGTATAGTTCTCTATGTCCCCCATTGAATATGCTAATGAACAATAGTTCCATGATTCATTTCTTCATATGCATCCATAATAATACTAATTTGATCTTCATCCATATTCTTTGTTTTTTCTTTATAATCAAGCAACTCAGTTAGTCTTTCCACAGTATGTGTATAGTATTCACAGAAATCTTCAGCAGGTTCTACTACAAAAAGTACATCTCTTTCTTTTATTTTTATTTCATTTGTATTAATTAATTGTGAAGGTAACCATTGTCTCATGATTAAACTAGATTTGTTACCAACATATTCTATACCAACTAACATTGGTTCTTTTACATAATATTCATCGTATTCAAAAATAACTGATCCAATAATATCATCACCATTCTGTAATCTGATTATTTTAATGTTATCCATTTTTTAATCCTATTTTATACATCTTGAATGGGAACTTCTCCTCAGTATATATCTTTACCCGTTCAACGAAATGTTTTAACGTAAAATTCATGTGTTTTTTATATCTGAGGTCATCTGCAATGTCGTACAAAGTAGCTTTTGTTTTTCCCTCAGATTGTCTAAGTCCACGACCAATTGATTGCAAGTTTCTAACACGACTTTTACTTGGTGATGCAAATATAATGTTATGCAAGTTACGAATATTAATACCAGTACTAAAAGTACCGAAAGAAGCCACAACGATTGCATCATTTTCTAATTCCATAATTCTACGAATTTCTTCACGGTCATCAGTTTCAGTTCCACCATGGACAAAGAAAACTTTACGATTACCTATATTTGTTGTTTGTCTTATCATATCATACAGTATTTTGCCATGTTTGTCAACCATTTGATATAATACCAAAGTATTTGTACCTAAGCTAACTGCAAGATTTTTAATGAATTTATTACGTTGTTCATTTGCAATAAGATACTGAATTTCATCTTGGTAAGACTTATCTTTAAGTTCTAAACATTTATCATCTGGATGTTTTAAGACCAAACACTTAATTTCAAAATCTGAAACTTGTTGATTATCAATCAATTCTCTGGTTGTTGTAACGGTCTTAACCGTGCCAAACAATCCTTCTAGTACAAGCTTGTGTGTTTTGGTGCCATCCAACGTTCCAGTGAGTCCTACACGGTACTTTGTGTTAGTGCAAGATGTTAGTATTGAAGTCAAAGATTGTGCTTTGAATAGGTGAGCTTCATCACCAATTACATAATCGAACTGTTGGAAATATTCTTTAGGTAAAGTATACAATGACTGCCAAGTAGAAATAATTAAATTTTTGCTTGACTCTTTAGATTTTCCTTGATATACTCTGTGTACGCTGTTTTCAACATCAAAACCATTGTGAGATGAATAGTCACTAAAGTCTGAATATAGTTGTTCCACCAGAGATGTGGTTGGAACAATGATAAGTCCTTTAAGATTTTGATAATCTAATAACTGTCTGAATATTAGATATATGATAAGTGATTTACCTGATGCAGTAGGTGATAATAATAACCTTCTCCGTTTCTGCATTGCATTACAGAAAGCTTCAATCTGATAATCCCTCACTTCAATAGAACTACCACGGGAATGTAAGTTTAGAGATTCGATAAATTTTTTTGCATGATATACGGAGAATTCATCTTCTATATCTAAGTTATCGGTATATTCATATGTGTATTCTCTAGATTGACAGAATTCTTCCACATATGGAAGTAAACCAAGATAGATTTGTGAAGTGTTTAGATGATAAAGATATATTTTACCATTCCAAATTTTATTTCTGTAAGCGGGAACAAATTGATATCCTGGTATCATAAAAGAAAAATACTCATGTAATTCTTTTGATATATGTTTCTCACAAGTTATCTTTGCATATACTTCATTTACTTTAGAAATAATTAAATCACTCATTTATTTTTTTCTTTTTTGGTTTTTTATAATTGATAATATCTCTACCAATCCAAGATTTGCTAATTTTTTCTTTAACCTCACGGGTCATAACAATAGGTGGCTTACCTTTTTTACTCTCCATGTAACATTTTCTGTTACAATACTTCTTAACATCATATAGAAATGGTTTTATTCCTTGTCTTGGTATTGTATTACCACATTGTTCACAACATCTCAAAACTGTATCACAATTATTAAAATGCCATCGTAACATATTTGGTTCATTACCAACAACCTTGCAGTGAGGACATTCAACAAATATAGAATTTCTTTTTAACGCTTCAGATACAAATAATTCTCTTTGAGATTCAAATTCTTGTTTATCTATATCCTCATATTTAATAATATCTTTAAGTCCTTCAAATATGTTTTTCATTAAACACTCCTTTTGAAGTATTTATAAAGAATCTTATTTGACCATCATTGTCCACTTATAAACCTTTCCCAATCAATGAATGATTTCAACTCCCAATTACGGTTTTTCAATTCATTCATAATTGATTCAACAACAGACACAGATTCTTCATGATATATTTTCTTTTCCAATAAACGAATTAGATCGTTATCTGCTTCCAAATATGTAGACACATCGGATTTCAAAGTAAATTGAAAAGGATCCCATCCGTGTTCTGCCAATTCTTCTCTAGACATTTTACCTGTATAGTATTCCCATTTGAGTTTACGTAAACGAAGGTAATCAAAATGTGCTTTCTTTGAAGCCATCTTGTGTTTGGTCAGAATAGTGAGATATTTGTTGTGTAGTTTGGGTATTTCTAAGAGTGCTTTTCCAGGTTCTGTCTGGTCAATATCAGCATCTTTTTCCCACAGTTTAAGTATTTGTTCCAAATTTTCCATAATG